GGTGATTTTACCGTGTGCACCAGGATGGAATACTGTCAGCGTCAATGCGCAGTCAACAAATCCACGCTCGCCACCACCTTGATTGGGGAGACGTGCACTACCCATTGGGATCAACTCGGACACCGTAGTATTCTGGGTGAACCAGGTAACCAGTGTCCTTGTTGGCCGTGTCGGGCATACAGTCAGGGTTTCCGTTAACGATAGCAACCGTGCCATGATCAGACTCATAAAGCTCAACAGAGAGCTTAATCTGAGCAACGTCACCGTTGTAGTTTACGCTACGGACAGAAGTTCCAGCACCAGAACCATCTGGATCAAGGCGAGCAAAGTCGCTGATCTCGCGACGGAGAGCAGTGTCAGCAACCAAAGTCAAACCATTGCTAGCTCCCGTAACACGGAAGATCGAGGTGATGAGGTTGTTGAATACTGTTTCCGTGAAAGCACCAGTCGAGTGGATGCTGTCAGAAGGAGTGCGGAACGCAGCGGGAACGTCAGACGGTCCAGCGGAATCAATCCAGTCACCAAGTCCACGCAACTTGTAAACCGTTCCAGCTCCATCTTCCGCAGAGCGGTCGTTGTTAGAGCAGAGAGTGGCTTCAATGTCACGCTTTAGTTCGCGGATTGCCTTTGCTTCGGCTTGTGCTACTTTAGCAGGTCCAACGGAGTCAACAGCTTCCTGTAAATCGGAAACCATATAGTCGCGGCGGAACTTCTGAACGTAGTTGCCTAGACGAGCGCGGCCACTGAATTGGTCGGTGAACGTAGTAACGTCAGCGCCTTCTGCTATACCAGTAGTACTGGGAGAAGAAAGACTGTCTACAGTCCACTCAACAAACGTAGCGTTTGCTCGTGTTTTAGATGCGGATGAAAGTACGGGAGTTTCTTCGGGAGCCAAGATGGTTAAAACGTCCATCAAGTCTTCACGGTTGGAAACAGCCGAACCAGGATTTGTTGTATCAAATGTATCTGAGAATGCCATGATTATTTACTTTGTAATTGTAATGTTCTTAGAGTGATGAAATCGTCTTTTCGTCCAGAAGATTTAAATCGGGTTTTATGTTCTTTCAGAGCCTTGCCTAAAGGTCTTTCAGTTTTTTCAGACATTGCAGAAGCTGGAGTTGAACCACTAGAAGGGGTGAGCTTTAACGATCTTTTTGAAATCGATTTGCCTTCTCCCTTTATTGGTTTTCTCCCGTATTTGCTATTTACAGCGTGAGCCATGAAATAAGGAATTTGAGAATATAAATCCGGAGAAGAAGTCTCCAAATCTTTTAGCCTCGGATCACTCATAATTGCTATGAATTCATTCTTTAGCTCGTTTTCGTTCTCGTCTCCTAACCATTCAAGTTCCTGTACGGCTTTATTGCCCAACTGCTGACGTAATGTTTTTGCATCTTCCAAACCTTGTAGCTTTTGCAACTGGTCTGGAATATATGAGTCACGAGATTTTCTGGCGCTTTGAAGAGCTTTACGCACTTCGGCCTTAGTCATCGGGCGACCTTCTACAGTAGTTATTTCGTCGTCGGCAGAATATTCATCGGAATCAAATAGCAGGTCTTCAGCCCAACTAATAACATCACCAACTTCATCAGACTTCTTTTGGAGGTCTTCAAGATTTGACAAATTAGATAGTGGGTTGTCCCTAACTTCTGGCTCCTTGATTGTTAGTTGCATAGTTTGCAACTCTTCCTCAGCAGCCTTCCGTCTCGCCGTAAGTTCACTAATACGCGACTGTGCGCCAGGAATGAGTTGCTGACGCAAAACGTCTTTATCCTCATCTGACAAACTGTCTAAATCAAACTGTGAAAGAACATTATCCTCAGTTGCTTGCTCTGGAGTTTCCTCCTCACTAGCTTCCTCGGCCAATTCTTGAGACTCTTCTTCGGACTGTTGTCCTAGTAAAGCCTCGCTACGTCTCTGAACAAAGTCAGACGCAGATATGTTTTGGTTGTCCACTGATTCTGGTTCAGCCTCAGCGACGGCTGTATTAATTTCATCTTGCATAACTGTTTCCACTATTTACGCCTAGCGATTGCGTGGAGACATACTATCACGCATCAAAGAAAATCTTTGTGTCTTTTTTCTAATTTTTTTGAATCAACCATTTGCAATATTTGGTCATAGGTAATTATCCTGCCAGATATTTGCTGAAGTTGTTCTGTTGGAGCTTCGTGCATATCTCCTATACACTCCTCACGCAGGGCATCTAACACCTTTATGAAGCGAGCAAAAGACTCATAATTGTGTAGTGATTGTATATCTTTTTCTAAACTCACTGGTCCATGTTTTGAGTTTGAACACCACCCATTTGAGCGGGTGCTGTACCTATTTTACCTATTTGAGCGTTTTCAGCTTGCTGCATAGAGAACTGATATTGGCCCATATACTTTTGCAAACGCTGCGCAAAAGCAGGATCAGTTTGCATACGTTGGGCAATATCCGGTTGTTGAGTGTATTGATCAATGATACCCATAGCCGATTGAGCACCGTTTGCACGTGCAGGCATTTCAATGCCCGCATAAATTTTTGATAAGTCATCTGTAATATCTTTGAGCATTTGCTGCTGTGCAGCTTCCACCGGTTGAAGAATACTATCAGCTAAAACCGGATCTACGCTTCCAGCAATTAGTGTCACTAAATTATCTACGTTTATTCTTCCGTTTCTGTCCAACTGAAGAAGAGATATCATGGAGTTTAGTTTATTTTCCTGTTTTTCTGGGTCAGTGTTCTGGACATCATAGGAAATTGTTATATCAAAGCTTTCCTCTGGACTTCCTTTACTAAACATTTGAGGGTCTGGAACACCAGTAACTTGAAAAAATACACTGTCTGGTCCAAAACGCTGAAAACATTTGTAACACATTCCGATCACCTTTGAGCAATGCGTTAAAAATTTGTCCACTAAGAACTGCTGTCTTATCTGACTAACCGGACCTTCACGATCCAGGCCAACCAGTCTATCAGCTTGAGCCTCTTGGGTTTTCTCCATTTCAACCGATCCCTGATTGTACACAGGAGTGGGACCAAATTCAAAATCACCTTTACGGCGATATGGTATCATCCTACCTGGACCCCAATCTGTAGGAGCTTGCCCAACTGGGTGCATTATTGGAGGAACTGTAGAAAGACTATTTCGGTCAATTCTGCTGTCGCGTTCAACCTTTACTTGGTTCTGTATGCCACGCAGCAAGTCAGGGATTGTCATAGTGTCATACAATCTCTTACTGTCTTCAGATAATTTGGTAACTACCACTGGGTAGTCTTCATATCCGTTTAACAACTCAAATTTAGCGTAACCAGGAACAGTTTCATCTCCGCTAAAATCACGATGAAAAACTGTACAATATATCCCTTCAGAACCGTCTTCCTTGTCAATAAGCCTTTGATAGCCGTAAACAATTTCAATTAGCTCTTCAGCTTCATAAGCATTATCGGTAAGGCTAATTGATCTACGTCCTTCTTGCTCGCGCTCAATGGAATCTATGTTTACTCCGCGGTAACGATCAATAACGTGTTCTACAAAATCTTCATCCCACCCATCAGTAATAACTTTGTTTTGCAGCTCCTGTGGCGTGTAATAGGTTTTCCAAAAGCAATATGGTGCTCGTTGTGGATCGGTAACATACGGAGGAAAAATAAAGTCTCCATCGGGAGCTAGAGTTTTTACCTCTGGAGCGTTTACTTGGCGACGAACTATTGGTAACTCGGCGTTTCCATTTTCTTTTAAATCCTTAAGGGCTTTCTTGGCTCTTTTTTCAGTAACTCCCTGGAAGCTATTCTGGAGCATAGCCAAAACGTCATCATCTGCTTCACCCTCTGAAATTAGTTCTGCTAAAGCAGGATCAATAGATGCTATTTGTTCTAAGCTAAGACGTTGAAGAAACGATCTGTCCTCCATGTGCCAGCCAACGTAGGTAATCAATATACCACGCTCTAGCATATAATTGGCTCCTAGTTCCATCTCTTGCTTAAAGCGAGGAATGTAACCACTTTTTACCATCCATTTTAAAAAATTTGTAACCACACGACTTCTTGCAACGTCGCTAACCTCCACCGGAAATGCTTGGATGTTTGCTCTGTTCATTGAAGACAAGAACAAAGAAACCAATCTAGTTATACGCTCATCAATGACATGACTTTCCATGTCCGATGCTCCCTCCCAAGGGAAAGCATCTGCTCCGTGCTTGCGAAGGTCTCGGCTTTTTCCTGGCCACCAATTCCGTCGGTCATCATAACTGCTTCGGCACAAATCAAAATAGGCTTCAAGTTCAGTTACTGATTGATCATAAGCGTAACGTAAAGATGTAATATCAGGATCGTCACTAACGTATGTTAGAGATTCGGAAATGGAATTATTCTGCATTGAGCTTGCTTTTTATGTTATGAAAAACGTGATAGAAATATTGCTCGTTAGCCCCTATCTTATCACACAAATCGCTAGATTTTACTGAGGAAAGCTCATCGTGATTGGCTACTGTGCATAAAATTTCCCATGCAAGCAGCCTGTCTATCTGCTCACATATCCATTGTCGGTTCATAGTAATATCACCTGATGTATCTGTATGACACTCCGACCGCATCTTCAATAGCCTCTATTTTAATATTTTTGCCAACCAAAATTTTTCTAAATTTTCCTGGTATGCAAACCGGAACTTTTTTATCAATTTCCTTAATGTAGGAATATACATACCTTGGATTTGCCGCCGACTTTATTACGTAGCCACTGTAATGCTTTGGGACTACTTCTGGAATATCAACAGCTCTTCGCAATATTTCCTGACCATCTTCGTTTATCCACAATCCTTTTCCTCCTTTTCCCGTAATCATTGAGGAACACAGTTTTGATTTGGCCAAGCCAACTAAATAACTTACATCAACATCAAACTCTTTTGCTAATTTTCCTATTCTAATCTTTGACATTAATATCCTCCCCTTGATTTGCTTGTTGTTAGCAAGCTTCTGTTTTCCATATGGTCTGGGCCTTCGCCTCCGTTTGACATTCGCAAATAGCGTATAAGATCAAAAAAGTCTTTAAGAGCCTCATCCGCTTTACCTTGTGAATTATAATTGAGTAAAGTGTCAATCAAATTACCACATTCTTTGTGTATGTA